AGAGTTAGAGTTGGAGATACTAGATGAAGACAAAGTATGAGTTAATCGAATCAAAAAATAATGATGCAATTTACACAGTTTGCTTGACATCTGGCAAATTTAAAGGTATAATGTATGAATATGGTAAGGTAGAGTTAACTGCTGTTGAGACAGATGATGGTCCAGGAACAAAACTCCACTTCAGTTATGATTTACACAATGTCTGCGAAAGCGATTCCTTCGATAAAGTGGAGTTTGAGCAGGTAATAGGTGAGATCCTTCATGGTTTAATTCAAGAAGGTGTCGAAAATAATTCAATTGTTTATTCAGGTGGTGTTGATGAGGATAGAGAAAACGATTCTAGCGAATCTACTACATAATGAAAATTACTGTCGTAAAGTATTACCGCACATAGATGCATCTTATTTCTCAGATCGTAAGGAGAAAATTCTTGCGACTGAGATTATTAAGTTTTTTACAACATATAATAAACCAGTAACAAATGAAATCCTTTCTATTGAAGTTGGTGCCAGGAAAGATGTGTCTGAAGATGAATCAAAAGATCTTCAACAGTATGTTTCAGAACTAACATCTCAAGATACTATTCAAGATTGGTTAGAAGTTGAGACCGAAGCATTTTGTAAACAGAGGGCTGTCTATAATGCTATTATGGAATCTATTAAAATTATCGAAGGAAAAGACAAGAACAGACAGCAAGATGCCATCCCATCATTACTTTCTGATGCTCTTGCCGTTTCTTTCGATAGTCATATTGGTCACGATTATCTGGAAGACTTTCAAGAACGATGGGATTTCTATCATAGAGTTGAGGAAAAACTTCCCTTCGACTTGGACATGCTCAACACAATCACAAAGGGTGGGTTGTCAAGAAAAACATTAAACATTATTCTTGCTGGTACAGGTGTTGGTAAATCTTTGTTTATGTGTCACGTTGCTGCGACTTCTTTAATGCAGGGCAGAAATGTTTTATACATAACTATGGAGATGGCTGAGGAACGCATCGCTGAACGTATTGATGCGAACTTACTTAATCTAGGTATGGATGAGTTGGCTGTTGTTGATAAAGAATTATTTGAACGTAGATTGATGAAAGTTCAAGATAAGACAAAAGGTAAACTGATTGTTAAAGAATATCCAACTGCCTCTGCTCACGCAGGACACTTTCGTGCTGTGTTAGAAGAACTAAAGATGAAGCGTGAGTTTTCGCCTGATATTATTTTTGTTGATTACTTGAATATTTGTGCGTCATCTAGATTAAAGATGGGTGCGAATGTAAACTCTTATACATATATCAAGAGTATCGCAGAAGAGCTTCGTGGGCTTGCTGCTGAATATAATGTTCCAGTTATGTCAGCTACTCAAACAACAAGAAGTGGTTTTACTAATAGCGATCCAGGACTTGAAGATACTTCAGAATCATTCGGTCTTCCCGCAACGGCAGACTTGATGCTTGCTTTAGTTTCGACTGAAGAACTTGAGGAACTTGGACAGATAATGGTGAAGCAGTTGAAGAATCGATACGCTGATCCAGGAAATTATAAAAGATTTGTGATTGGGGTTGACAAACCTAAGATGAAGTTATATAATGTTGAAGTGAGTGCTCAGTCTAACATTGGTTCTCAAAATCAGAGAACGACTACATATACTAAGGAAGACAATGATGTTCCATTGTTCGACCGAAGTAAAAAGAAAACAATAGATGCTGAGTTCAATTTTTAAGGAAAATAATATGACACGTGTTATTATAGCAGAAACTAAACATGATTGCGAGAAACTTCTTGGTATGTTTCTTGATGAAAAAGACTACGATATCTTAATCGAAGAAGATACAGATTGTTATCTTCCAGATAGTATCGAAGGTAAGGCAACAGAAAAAAATATTGCCTTTAAATTTAGGAAGAACTTCTTCACTAAAGAAGAGCAAGAAGCAGCTTATGTTGGGTTGCGCGAAGCTGCACAAAGAACAGAAAATCGTGGGCTTGCCTCTGGTGTTAAAGCAGGAACATCTGTTACAGGTGAAGGACGTGAGTGGGTTACCAACTATCAAGAAGAAATGATGAATGCTATTCTTGATGACGTGAAAAAAGATTCTCATGGGTGGATGCTTGAAGGTGATATCATTGATTTGATTCGTGAGAAATATCCAACTGAAGAATCTAGACTGAAGGCATTGGGTTCTGGTAAGAACAATGTTTGGGTCATCTCACGTTTCCGTGGTAAATTTAACTTTGACGATTGGGTTGATTCTATCAAACCACTGAGTAAAGAAAAGCGTGTTTTGTCGACTCACGAAGTTCAAAAGATGGTAAGCGAAACATCTTACGGTAATCCAGTTGACTCTGGTATTGCTGGTTGGTTCGACAGATATCCACGTATCCCATATGGTCGTGCTACTTCATATACACGTGATAATTTCGATAAATTTAAAATGTCGTTTCCATTTCTACAGCACTTGGCCAAGGGATTTGAAAGTTTATTGCCAGAAAGATATGCGAAGCAAAAAGCTGCAACTAATAAAATTGATCCAGGATTTGTTGTTCCGAATACACCATTCACAACTGTTACCGTAAATAAAACCTTTAGAACTGCAGCTCATAGAGATGCTGGTGACTTTACTGAGGGTATGTCTAACTTGATGACACTATCAAATGATGGACGTTATACAGGTGGTTATCTAATTTTCCCTGAGATTCGAGTTGCAGTGAATGTTCGTCCAGGCGACTTGTTGCTTGTAAACAACCATGAGATTATTCACGGTAACACCCCTATTGTTTGCGAAGAAGGTTCTGAGCGTATTTCTCTTGTTGTTTATCTTCGTGATAAAATGCTCGAACTTGGCAGTAAAGAATATGAAGATGCGAGATATGAATATGTTGAATCTCGTCGTAACAACACAGAGCGTCCTGAAAAGATTAAGAATAAACTGTGGAATGGTGTTTCTCCTGGGATGTGGGAAGAACAAGAGTGGTATGATTACTGTTCAGAAAAACTTGGTCACGATGTATTAGTAAAATATCATCCAAAGGCGCAAGCCATGAAAGAAATTGCTGGACAAAATTTAATGGAGATGGACCTGTGAAAATTTTTATTCCAATGCATGTGTTTAATAATTTCGGTGGTATTATTAATCACAATGAACAACTGATTGCTGGTCTTAAAGACTTAGGTCATGAGGTTACTTTTGCATACATTAAACCAACTCATACAGCACCAAAACCTGTCGATGTTTCCACGTGTCCCGAGGGATATGTTATGGGAGCAGGTACAGGTTATCCAGTGCATCAAGGTAAGGGGTGGATCGCTCCATACTATTCTTTAAAAAATAATGATAGTATTAAAAAGTTTGTAGAAGATGCGAACAAACATGACATCGTTATTTGGCAATCTGTTTTTGGTTTTAAAAATGCTGAAACAGAGAAGTATACTGACTGGATTCCAATGATTGAAGATGTCAACGCAAAACAAGTTGTCATTGTTCATGATGGTAACCTAAAGAAACTATACAGCTGGATTCATAAGTTTAGTCATAAGTTTTCTGGCATCGCATGTGTCCATCCTGCTGCATATAAATCAGCTGACTTTATGCCAGTTCCAAGAAATATGCTTCTCAACCCACAAGATCTTTCAGAGATTCCAACTCCAGGTCTTTGGGAAAATCGCAAAGATGTTATACTTTCTCTACAGACATTCAAGCGTTGGAAACGTGTTGACGATCTTGTCTATGCTATCCCATATATTAATGGTAAAGTGATTGTTGCTGGTGATGGTATGGAACGTGCGTATATGACATCGCCTGATAAATGTAAACCTGAATATCATTGTACCAAAGAGAAAGATTCTAACGCTACCGATGATATGGTGGGAAAAAAGATCTGGGACAATGCGATGGCTACAGGAAATATGGCATACGTTGGTTTTATCACTGAGGGTAAACGTGACTCTATTTTAAACAACTCAAAGTTTTTGATTGATACATCATGGACAACTACATATGGCGAACACTTTAATCGTGTTATTGTTGATGCCATGCGTGTTGGTGTTGTACCAATTGCTCGAAATTTGGGAGTATCAGATTATGAGCATGGTAATGGAACATGTTTAAAGTTGATGAAAACTATTTGATGATTCCTGCCGATGCAACACCGAAACAGTTCGGCGATTATATCAACAAATACCTAAACATCAGTCAAGAGAAATATGAGCAGATTGTGCAGAACAACTATGAAGTCCTCAAATTATTCGACCGCAAAACTATCGCTCAGCAATATATTGATCTTGCAATGGGTAAAGATGCTGGCTATTATGCGAAGAACGAAATAGGTTCTTTGGCTACTTCGCCGAAGGCAGTCTCTACAGGGAACAAACTCTGGGAAGACCACTTCGAGGTTGCCAATGTTGCTGTTTTGGATGAGTTTTTTGGCTAAAGACTGGCTCTTACGATAACTAAATAATGGAGGGACTAACCCTCCATTTTCACATAGGAAACTCGAATGCG